AGCCTCAACAAACCGTTCACTGATTCCGAAGTAAGCGTTACCAACGGAACGGCATATTATCCTGTTCCTCTTTTGGTGACAATGTTCAGCAATCTGACAGATCTGGTGACGACTTATCCAGCGTTCACGGGGGGTTATTATTCAATTCCAGAAGCAGTGTCAGTTCAGGATGGAATTGTGCAGGGGGATAACTGGTCAGATTTGGATTCTTGGCGGGTGGATGTCGTTTCAGCATCGGAGACTTTTGTAATCGGCAAAGGCAACATTGCTGGCAGAACATCATTGTCCGGATTCTCCCACAAAAATCGGGTGTATCTGACACTCTCGAACGAGTTCGGCTTTTCGAGCATCACGGACCCGATGAAGTTTGAGAACCACGACACGGGCGCGGGTGTCGTGACGTTCAGCAGCACTTTCGGGGCGCTGGACACGGTGGAAGGGATTGGCGAATACCAGGGCGGCATTGCGGTGGCGGGCAAGCTGACCACGCAACTGTGGAACACGGACCCGGACCCGGCGGACTTCTATTTGCGCCAGACCCTACCGATAGGAACGGTGAGCGGGCAGACCATTCAGGCCCTTGGCAAACTTGATACGTTGATGCTCTCGGGCTCCGGCGTGCGGTCGTTGCGGGTGCGGGACAGCAGCGGCAACGCGATTGTGGAGGATGTGGGCACGCCGATTGACAGCTTTGTGCAGGCGGCGATGGCGGGATTGACGGAGACGCAGAAGCGCGCGGCGTGCGCCACGGTGGACCCGGCCAGCGGTCGTTACTGGGTGTACATCCCCGGCAATTACATCTACGTGTTTAGTTTTCATCCACTCTCGGGCATCAGCGCGTGGACACGCTACGCGCCGACGTTCATTCAAAGTGCCACAAACACATGGTTTGCACCTCAGAAGTTCACGGTTTACGCGGGTCAGATATTTGCGCGGAGCACCAACGCGGTGTATGCCTATGGCGGGACAGGCGGCACGAATTATGACGCTTGCACGATGCTGGCGGAGACGCCATTTTTGAACGGGAACACGCCGGGCACGTACAAGAGTTATGGCGGGATGGACCTGATCAGCGAGGGGATATGGACGGCCAAGCTGGGGGCGAATCTGGCAAGCGATCAAAGCTATGTGACGGTAATCGCCGGGGCGACCAACAGCACGGTGACGACAGGCAGGCCGGGACTGGCGGCGCGGGCCACCCATTTCAAGGTGCGGCTGGAGGAAAGCGGCACGGGCTACGCGCGGTTGAGCAGCGTGCTCTTGTATTACCAACCGGGAGATTCACGATGAACTATCTGGACCAGAAAGAGGAACTGGAGAAGCACGCGGCATTGTCCGCGGCGAAGGGCTTTTCGGATGACGGGCGCGGGATGCGGACGATCATCGAACATCTTGCGGCGGGGGATGCGGTGTTGTTTGAAGCGATGTGGAGCTTTGTCAACTTTGCCCACGCCTTTGACGACCTGATTGACGAGAGCGAATGGAACTCCGAAACCCGGGAAGCGGCGGTGACGATGCTGCATGATGCGGTGGTGGATGTGCTCACGACGGAGTTCGACGGGACGGCGCAAACCCGGTTGTTTGAGCATTACATCAACTGGACATCTCCGCTTGAACCATCGAGGCGCGCGGCGGCGCGGTTTGCCTGGGCGCACTTCTTTACGGCCCTCTTGAAAAACCACTTGATTTTATCCCATACGGCGGAGATTCGAGGGATGCTGGTGCAGGCTTTGACGCGGTGCTTGGATGGGGATGCGATGGAGGCGAGTGTTGACCCGTTGAAACGGCAGCTTGCGCCGGCTGTGCGGTGCGGTGATGTGGATGTGGTATTCCACATGGTTTATCTGGCGCGCGGATGGGCGGCTCTGCGTGAATGTTCCAAGTTCCGGGAATACGACCTGGGCGACCCGAAGGAGGCGGTTTAACATGGGCATGTATGGCGGCGGCGGCGGTAGTGGCGACCTGCGCAAGCAGGAGCAGGAGCGGCAGGCCCGGATCAAGGAGGGGATGGCGCGGATCAATTCCACGTTTGACGGCACGCGCGGCGCTGGCGAAGCATCGGCATACGCGGCGGGCCAGAAGTATTACGACGAATACGGTCAGGAATGGAATCCCGAACCCGTGGACGGCAAATACCCGCTGGTGGGCGGCAAGGGCAAAAAGGCGGGGCGCTGGGCCACGCGGCGGAAGATGACCCCGGAGGAATACCGCGCGGCGGAGTTCGGCAAGTCCAAACTGTTCACCGGCACGGAAACCTCCGGCGGTTTTGATGATTCATTTTATGCGCAGCGTGAAAAGGATTACCTTGGCTACACCCTTCCCAACTTTGAGCGGCAGCAGAACGCCGCTGGCAAGGGTCTTACTTATTCACTGGCACGAAGCGGTCTGCTTTCCAGTTCGGCTGGTGATCAGAAGCGGACGGACTTTGAAATCTACGGCGGTCAGAAGCGGCGCGAGATTGCGGATGCTGCGGCGGGCAGTGCGAACGATCTCCGGCGGACTGTGGAGGGGCAACGCTCCCAACTGGTGAGCCAGTTGCAGGCGAGCGGCGACCCGGACAGCACAGCGCAACTGGCGATGGCGAGTGCGAAGGCGTATCGGGCTCCGACGAGCCTTGCTCCGATTGGAAATTTCTTTGAGGATTGGACGCGCAATTACGCGGCGAACCAGCAGGCCCGGGCTTACGATCCAAACGTGCAACCCATGTTCAACTTTGCCGGCGCTGGCAGCGGCGGCAGTTCATCGAGGATCATCCAATGACAACAAGCCTTGAAATCAATCAACGTCTGAACGGGGCAAGCCCAATGGACATCGAGCGGGCCACACGTTGCAACGTGTATGGTGTGGATGATGCAATCCTTGTGGCGAGCCTTGCGGCCACGGCGGCGAGCGCGGGGATGGGCATGGCGGCGCAGGAGAAGGCGGCTGGGGCGCAACGGCACGCGGCAAACGCGGAGTTGCAGCGGCAGCAAGAGTTTCAAAAGAACGCGCAACAGGTTGCCAATGAATCATTGGCGGGCAGCACCCGGGAGATTGCCGACCAGCAGATCCAGCAGGGCGCGGATAACCGGATGGCGGCGTACCAGCGTGTAGGCGGCATTGCCTCGCCATCGGCAGCTTCCCCGAACCAGTTTGCGGTTCAGCCCAACAGCAGCGCGGCGCGTGCGGCGGAGAGTTCCGGCACGAGCAAGCAACTGGCGGCGGCGTGGAACAAGATCGTTGCGCCGAGTCAGGCGCGGGCGGGCGGCTACGGGGACTGGGGACTGGCGCAGGACAAGAAGAACACCCGGGCCAATGAGCGTATTGGGCAGGCGGGAGACGATGCGCGCGGATCTTCCAGGGTGAGCGGATACGAACAGCAAGAGGCCAGTCATGCCGGGGACACGCTGGCGGGTTTCGGCTCGGTGCTCGGTGCGGTGGGCAGCGTGGGCGGGATGTATGCGGCGACCAGGCCGGCGGCATCCTCCTACGGCACGACCAAGGCGGCTCGGTTCAATAAGATCACCAACGGATGGCCGGTGAAGCCTTCGGCGGTCAACTGGACCCCAGGCATGAACGCACATTATGGGGGCATGACATGAACAACCCAAACTACTTTGAGCAAAACCGCACTATGGCCGCGCTCTGGAATTTTCCGGGCTGGTTTCTTCCGTGTTCCCAATTCCTGTATGTGCCTACGGGTGAGTCCAACCGCTTTGCTGCTTGCTCCTGGGTAAGACCCGCAGCCTTCCGCCACTTTCTAAGTAGGCTTGGAAATCTCATAGCGGGCCATAAGGCGGTGTTTGAGGTGTTTGATGTAATTGATCGTGCTTTGAAAAAACGCCGCGTCGCCGGAAAGTTTCTCGAAGGTCACTTCCTCAACAAATGGGCATCCATTGGCCTTTGCAATATTCGCCTTGGCTTCGCAAAGTTTGATCTTGGTTTCATGCGCTTTCTGCAAGGCGGCAAGTGTCTCAATTTCTTTGGCATTTTCTTCTGCCGAAAACATGACAAGAGCGTTATCAATAACACTTTCAAGACTTATAACAATAGCGTTGTGTCGGCCTGCCTCACTGCAATTTTTTGCCTTAAAACAGTCCTCAAATTTCCCGTTGTGCCAGTCCTTCAAAGCATGAAGATATTTCAAATGCAATTCCCCAATCGAAAGCCTCCGGCTCGTGATGTCGCGTTCTCCCTGACACCCTGTGATGTCGCGCCCGTATGTTTTTGCAAGTTGTCGAATTTCATCAGGGGCTTTGCTGGTTTCGTATCGGGCAATGAGATCATGGCTCAAAACCATCCTGCTGTTTTCAAAGAAGGTATCGTTCACAACTCAAACATACGCGAGTCGCGTATATGAAGCAAGACATTTATGCCTGAATATGATCCTTGGGGTTTAAGCGGGCCGATACGGAACATCGGCGGGATACTGGCGCAGACGCCACGGCTGCGGGCCGAGGCGGAAGCTGGGCGGCAACGCGGCCGGCTGACCGAGGCGCAGATCGGCACGGAGGGCGCTCAGGCGGAGCATTACCGGGCGCAGGGGCGAAAGGTAACGCTGGAGGGAGACCGCCAGCAACAGAAGAATGAGGCGGCGCAACGCATTGCCGACGCCCTCAACAACAATACGGAGATCACGCCGGAGGGGGATATTGTTTTCAAGGCATCGAATGTGGCTTCCGGCATTGCAGCAGACCTGGCGCTGGTGGGTGGAACTTCCAGCGATTCTGCCGGAGGCATGGGCCGGTTTATTTCCACGCTGCGACAGCCAAAGCAGTTTGCGGAAACGCTGGGCAACAAAAAGTCAATCGCAGACGCGGCCAATACATCGCGCGAAGGCATTGCGGATGAGAAGCGCACGGCGGAGGCGGCAAGGCCGGTGATATTGCCGAATCAAAGTACCGCGATCGTACCGAAAGAAGGACGTTGGGACGAGGTGGGGCGCGGCGGCTTTACGCTTGGACCGGGCCAGCAGCGGTTCACTGGTGGCACTGACACGGGCACAAACGCACCGGTGGCAACTGTTGCACCTCTACCGCAGTCACACAAGAGTAGCGCCTTTGAGCAGGAACGGGCGCGATTGCTGGCGGCACTGGCGAAGATGGACGCGCAGAACGCGACGACCAATGCACCGGGGGCGATCCAACAGTTTGACAGGCTTTCGGCGGGTCCGTCCATTCCCGAGGCAGCAATCAAGGCGTTGCGGGCCAACCCGGAATTGGCACGGCAATTTGAAGCCAAGTATGGGCCGGGAAGTGCATCTGCTTATCTCAAATGATCCATGCCAAACTACTTCGACCAGTTCGACGAGGCCGGGCCAGCCACGGCGGAAGCGCCTTCTGGAAATTTCTTCGATCAGTTTGACGAGGTTGCCGCAGCGCCACCGCTGACTGACATAGACCCGTTTTCGCCCGACCAGAACAATCTGCGGCGGGTGATGCAGAACTTTCCCAACGAACGCGCCCAGCGTGTGTGGGATCAACCCACGGTCAGCCCCGAGGAACTCATTAAGCGGCAGACGTGGAAGGATCTGAGCGCGGCGGACAAGCTGGCGGTGGATGCCATCCGGCTGGAACGCGGCTTCAAAAGCACCGCGGCGGCGGCCCCCAAGGGATTGGCCGTGCTGGCGGCGCAGGCCGGACCCTTCCCGCGGGAGGTGGGCATGGAGACGGCGGAATCCATCCGGGCCGAACAGGACTGGCACAACCAGCAGGCCGCCAAGACGCCGGAACAGATTGCCGCCGAGATTTCAGGCCACGGCATGGCGCGGCTGGGCCATGCCATCGAGAAAACCATTCCCGACTCTCCCCAGCCATCAAACGTGAACCGTCCATTAGCGTCGGCGTTTGAAGGAGCAGGCAGCCTTGGCGCGAGCATGTTTATGGCACCATTGGGTGTTGCGCCGATGATGTCAGGCATGTTCCTCATGGAACTGAGCGATGCCTATGAATCCGAGATTGCGCGGCAGCAGGACACCGGCGAACCGTTAAACCCAGGCAAAGCGAGCGCCAAGGCGAGTCTTTACGCGGCGGGTGCGATCCCCCTCGAGTACATCGGCGGTGCGGGCAGGCTGGCGCGGCGCTGGTTTGGCTCTGCGGCTGAGAACGAGGTGCGGGAACTTGCGCGGAAAGGGGGCGGTGAGGCGGTTCTGGCGTTCTTCTCGGAGCGGGCCAAGGATGCCGCTATGGAGGGCGGCACGGAGAGTCTGCAACGGCTCTGGCAGGATGCCATTGTCCACGGCAAACCGAACATTGCGGCGGCCTTGCAGGAGGGCGCCAGCGCGGCGGGCGGATCCCTGTTGCTGGGCGGTGTGGCCCAGGGCACGAGACTGGCCGGACACAAGGCGGGGCAGGCGTTCAGCGAGGCGCGGTCCAACGAAAACATTGACCAAGCATTGCAGGAGAGCGGGCAACAGATTGCGCTTGAACAGTCGTTTCCTCCGGGCTTTGCGCCGCCGATTGACCCGGCGGAGACGCGCGGGAACGTGTTTGATATTTTTGATGAGGTGGCTTCGGAGTCGCAATCCCCGCAGGAAACCGCACAGGCTTCTTCGGGTTTGAATGGTACCAAAGCCACGCTGGCAGAGGCGGCGGCGACCCCCGCCCCTGCCAGCGCTTCACCGGAGCAGGCCACGCAGGTACGCACGGAACTGGAGGCATTGCCGGGAGGGACGGAGGATATTGCGCGGCCCGGAGGAAAGCCTCCAACGGTGGAGCAGGCATTGTCGAATCTGACGGGAGTTGTAGCGGACTTGCAAGCGGCGCTTGTGGCGAATCAGGGTAATGCTTTGTTGAAACCTTCCGGGCAACCGGATGCTACGGAAAAGCCCGCGCAAACCATCACTGGCTCCAATGTGCAAACGGGCACTGAAATGCCGGTGCAGGCCAGTCCTGGCGCGGCAATTCCAGTGGGGCAACCGCCGGTACAGACGGTTGCCCTACCTGCTACTCCAAACAAACCCACGTTCGCCGTAGGGCAAAAGGTGGCGGTGCGGTTGTCAAACCGCTCGAACAAGGAACATCTGGCGCGGATCACTCAACTGCAACCGGATGGCAGCGCGCAAGTCCAGGTCGAGGGCGAAAAAACATTCCGAATGGTGGCAGCAAATCAGTTGATGTTGACCAAGACCGACCGGGCCCGTCGCGCCAAGCAGGAAGAACTGGCGACCGTGCCGGCAGAGCAACAGGAGCAGGTCAAGGCGGATGCCGCTGAGTTTGCGCTTGTCGTGGAGGATTACGCGCCACAACTGGGATGGGCACCGGGCGAGGCTTACGACCGGAACACCGCCATGCAGGAGCAGGGCGTTGAGAATGCCAGGTTGCGCAATGCCGCCATCGAGCGGGCCATGCGGACGGTGTTGCCCGATGGGCAGTGGAACAGCGTGGTGGACCGGGCACGGGCGTTGCCAAAGCTGGTGGATTATCTGACGCAGCAATTTCCCGGTGACAATTCTATTGCAAAGCGCCGGGCCTTGGAGCAGTTTTCCCGCAGTGAAACCGAAGCGTCTCCCGCCCTTGAGCAACAGCAAGCCATCGTTGACAGGCTCGCCGCCAGTAATCCGGGACTCCCTGAGCTTAAAGGACTCCGTGCTGTTGGAGTGCGCAATGCAGGAGCCAAAGTTCAACTTCGACCGGGACACAGCACAGGGACGGGCGGCAAGCCGGGCCTACCATCAGCGGCAACAGCAGAGATTGCGCAACTGTTAGAGCGGCTTTACGACCTCAACATCATCTTCGTGGATTCCGCCGGGGCACTCCCGTTCAACGGAGTCAAGTTTGTCGGAACTAAAACCGTCCTGATCCATGTTCGCGCCGGCAAACCCATGCTGACTGTGGCCGGACACGAGTTGTTGCACCACATCAAGGAGACGCATCCGGGGCTGTATGCCGAACTGGTGGCGGCAGTTGGTGAGATGGACGTGGAGGGTTATCGCTCGCGGCTGACCGACCCGGCGTATGCTGGAAAGAGCGATGCACAGATCACCGAGGAATTGCTGGGGGATTTCCTGGGCGATAGTCTGGCGGACCCGGCTTTCCTGAAATCTTTGGCGCAACAAGAGCCGAACCTGTTCAAGCGGTTTGCGCGGATTGCGATTCAATGGTTGGACAAGCTGATTGCCAAACTTAAAGGCGGTGAGATGAGCCGTTACAACGTGGACGAACACATTGCCGACATCGAGGCAGCGCGTGATGCGTTGCGGACGATGCTGGTGGAGGCGGCGAAGGAAACGCAGTATCGCAAGGCTGGGATCGGTGAGGATGTTGTTGCGCAAGAGAGCGACGAAAATCCATTCTCCAAAGACCGCAACGAAGGTTCTGACGGTATATCAAAAGAGGAAAGCGATGCGATTGACCGAGTTCTTGAGTCTGCTGCATCATCGCCAATAAAAGGAGATGCACTCACAGAGATAGCCGCATTGTTGCGTGGGCTAATGCCGGATGTTGATTCACGCAGGGGGCGAGAATTGGCAGAGGCAGCGGCGAAGAAGTTCTCCACAAAGGCCATGCTCGGTCGCGAAAATCTAGCAATGGATTTGCCAACCGATTTGGCCGTAGCGTTCTTGGATGCTTCAAACGCATCGCGAGAAAGCCAGCAAGATGAGGACATAATGGGGCGTTGGTCTGTCTTAGGTTTCAAAATAAGCAAGTCGGACAAGACGTTTTATGAATACAGAGGACAAGACGTAACCGACAGGATAGATCATGTTCAAAATCTTGCTTATCCGGGGGCGTTCATTTTCATCAAGCGCACCAAAGATGATCCAATGTTTTCTGGAGTTCGCGTTCCGCTATCGGACGTTACAAAAAAACGCAGAGAGTTTCCGAGTTGGACAGCTTCAATCAAAGGAAATTCGATCATCGCGGAGCGGTGGTTTAAGGATAATGGTTTTGACTCCGCAATGTCTAGTAGCCCGGGCTGGGTTCAGGATATTCGAGAAGCGACTGATGAGGAGGTGACAGCCTTTCTTCAACAGAAATCCGGCGCAAAATTCTCCAAAGAGCGCGGTGAGGACTTATTCAGCTTTGACGCGCCGGAGAGTGTTTCCGACCAGAAGTCTCGTCTTGCCGATGAGAAGCGCAAGGCAGACGAAGCCAAGGCGAAAGCGTCCATGCAGGAGCGCGCGGGTGCAAAGCTGACCGGCGCAGACGTGGACACCACGAAAGAGATGTTCGGCGCGGAAGTGCGCCAGGACAAGAGCGGGCAGGGCGCGTTGTTCTCGAAGGAGCGCAATGAGAATCCATTTTACTCCCGTCTGACTCGTGCGGTGGAGTTATCGCAGCAGGGCAAGGCATCGGGCGCACAGTGGAAGGCGACCATCCGCAACAGCAAGCTCGGATCGAGCACGGATGAATTTGCGCTGGTTGGCGTCAACGATTTGGAGGACGGCAAGACCTACACCAAGCAGGAAGTGCTGGACTATCTCAAGGCGAACGAGATTCATGTGATGGATGTGACGTTGGGAAGTTTGTCGGATGCCGATGAAGCGCGACTAACTGAATTGTTCGACGCAGAACAAGCTGGCACTTTGACAGATGCAGAGTTTGCAGAACAAGAACACTTGCAAGATGCCGTTAAGCGACACGAAACCCACTTCTCCACCTACCAACTGCCCGGCGCGAAAGAAGGAAGTTATCGGGAAGTGCTGTTGACGGTGCCGGATGCGAGACTAAAGCTCCCAGAGGGATATTCTGCAAAACTCAATGCAGCCAATAACCCGCCAAATAATTACAAATGGGTGGTTTCCGACGAGCGTGGGAGGTCGCCAGTTCCAAGCGGACATGGAGCAACACCGCAAGAAGCAATAGCGAGTTACCATTCGATTCATGGAAAAAACTGGCACGACGGTCACTCGCAATATTCAGACGTTTCAAATCCTGTGGTGCGATTGCGATTCAATGAGCGCACGACCGCCGATGGCAAAAAACTTTTGTTTCTCGAAGAAGTTCAAGCCCCGCAAAAAGGCCAGTTCGAGAAGATGCCCGCGCTGTTCCAAAAGAACTGGCGCGAGATTGCGTTCAAGTGGGCGTTGCGCCACGCGGCTGAGAATGGGTTTGATTCGGTGGGGTGGACGACTGGCGAGCAGCAGGCAGAGCGATACTCGTTAAGCTCTAAAGTCAGTCACGTTCAATGGGGGACTTACCCGCAGTTCGATGGAAAACACGTCAACATCAACCTTGTGGACGGTGCGCCGATTTCATTCGTGGTTCGTGATGGCATTGCCCATGACATCAAATTGAAAAACCCGTCTGGATTCGATGGGAAACCACTGGCTGACATCATCGGTAAAGACATCGCGGAAAAAATCAACCAATCCACAGAGGGACGGCTTAAAGGTGAAGGGTTGGACATTGGTGGCACTGGTCTTAAAAAACTCTACGACGTGGATTTCCGCAACGTCGTCAACAACCTGCCAGCGGTGAAGAGGGCTGGGCAGAAGGTGGGGATGGATTCTCTCACAGTACCGTCAAAAGATGCCAAGTTCAGTTATGAGCTTGTTGACGCCAATGGTGGCAGGATAAACACCTACAGCACGGCTGACAGGGCTAAAGCTGGCCTTGAAGAATACAAACATCTTTATCCGGGTGCAAAAGTCGAAGTGCTTAATGCAACCGCCAATGAGTCTATTCACTCCCTCGCCATCACCCCCGACATCCGCGAGTCCGTCATGGGCGGGCAGGCGTTGTTCAGCAAGGAGCGGCAGGAGGAGTCAACCTCACCGACCGATGGACCATTCCGTCAGTTACAGGACAAGATCACCAAGGCGGAGAAGGAGTTGATGGCGGCGATCCGGCAGCACATCAAGCCGCCGGAGGGCATGACAAAGGCCAAGGCGTTGGCAGCCAAGAACGCGGCAGTGTCCAAACTCAACCGGCTGTTGGCCGAACAGTTGAAGCAGATGACCAGCGCCACAGACGCGGCGCGGAGTCCGGCAGAAACAGCCGAACTCATTGCGCAGACAGTTTCCCTGTTGAACCATGCCCAGGACGAAATCTCCACGCACACGGCCCGCAGTGAGGCAATCCCAGCGGACCTGACCCAACTGCGGAATGATCTTCAAACCCGGCTCAACGTGCTCAAGGGCTGGTCGGATGATCAGGCGGAGTTGGCTGCCAACGGGAAACCTGCCGCCAGACCTGCCCCGAATGGTTCGCGGGATTTGCGCAAGCGCAACCTGGAAAGCGCCACGGACGGCGGGCGCAAGGGCATTGGCGATTTCTGGAACAGCTTGAAGGCGGGTCTGCGTTATCTCACCAGCCCGATCCCGGAACTGCCGTTGACGGGTGAGCGCGCGGAGAAGTCGGCCCTGTTCCGGCGCGGCTACCGGCTCTTTGCCGTGGAAAACAACGCGGTGCGCAAGGAGGCTGCGGAGAAAATCAACCGGGTGCTCGAACCGCTGACCAAGCTGGGCCGCAAGGGCGCGGATAATGCCATACTCCAACAGTTCTTCCAGCTTGGCAACGCCCGGCAACGCGCGGCAATGAACCCTGCGCAACTGGCAAAGATTGACGCTCGCATGGCGGCGCTCGAAGCGGAGTTGAACAAGGACCCGTTCGACCTGTTCCGGCGGCTGGTGCTTTACCGCGATTTGTGGTGGCGCGGGACTTACCTGAAAAACGAGCAGGGCAAGCCGATCACATTGCCACAAGGGTTGATTGTGGAGGATGTGGCCGATGAATTGCGCAAGTTGACATCCCTGATTGCCGACCATAAAGACGGGCTGGCGATCACGGAAGCGTTACGCCGGCACTACGCGCTGACGGAGGAGTTACAGAAGTCCATCCTGGCGCATGGCGAGATCATCCCGGAGAGCCTGCGAAATCCGCTCTATTTCCCGCACCACGTCATTGACCATTGGACCGGCAACTTCGCGCGGGTGCGGGCGACGACCGAGGAGGACTTCCGAAAATATCTGATTGCACCGACGGGCAGCGGGGCCTTGATTCAGACGGATTACTTGAAGGCCATGATGTTGCACACGGCGGATGTGCTGGCGCACAACGCGCGGATTGATCTGGTCCAGAAATACTGGCAGCCCTACGACATCAGCGAGCAACTCAAGAAGCAGCATGGAAGTTCCACGTGGAACAAACCGTGGAACATTCCGCCGGGTTACAAGGTTTTCACGCCGTATAAGAAGCTGCCATTGCGCATGGATTACATCCTGAGCCGTGAGGTGATGGCAGAAAAGCTGGGGGTGCTGTTCAACGATGGCGACCTCCGGGAGCGGCTGGGCGAAAGCGGGCTCGTGCTCAAGGTCAAACCCGAGGACCTGCACGCGGCGCTGGTGGCGGGGGAGAAGATCCAATGGGCGTTGCCGGCGGAGATTGCCGATGCGCTCAACGGCATTGCCAGGCGCGAGGCGGCTGCGGCCAATCCAGGGCTCGGACATGCGCTCGGACTGCCGGCGCGGGCGCTGAACAATTTCTGGAAGAAAACCACGCTCTTTGCCCCGTGGAACTGGATACGCTACGAATACGGCAACCTTTCCACCGATGCCATAGACAAGGTGCTGGCGGCAGATCCAGCCGTGGCCAAACACATGGCGCGGGCGGCCCGTGAGTTGTGGCAGTCCGATCAGGGCACTCAATCCCCAGAGTTCAAAGCGGCACAGCGCGAGGGGGTATTTGAGACGATCACTGCTGGGGAGGCTGGTGAACTGGCGAAGCTGCCTCAATTTAAGGCGTTTCTGACCACGGGAGAGGCGCGGTGGGACAATGTTCGAACAGTGCTGGAATCGCCGATGCGGGGCAGTAAATTCCGGGAGGGTGTGTTCCGGTATGCCAAGTTCCTGGCGGATGTGGAGCGGTTGCGTGCGGGCAAAGAGCCGGTGTATGCCGGGGCGTTTCATGGGGACATCGAGGCATTGGGCGAGGACGTGGACGGTCAACGCCGGTTGCTGGACGGGGATGAATTGATCTTTGCCAAGGCCGCCGAGATCAGCCTGAAAACCTACGGCGATTACCAGAGTCTCGGTGTGGTGGGGCAATGGCTGAGGCAATACGCCATTCCGTTCTGGTCGTGGCAGGATGTGAACTTCCGGTATCACGCCAATCAACTGCGGAACATTGCCGACGGGATCAAGGGTGTGCCCGGGGGCACGGAGCGCACGGCGGCGCTGCGGTATGCCGGCATCCGGGTGGTGTCCACGCTGCTGGCGGTGGGCATTGCCAAGGAGCTTTGGAATCAGTTCGGCGGCGTGGCAATGGGTCTGTGGGATGAGGATGACGATCTGGAAAGCAAGTTGAGCGAGGCGGACCGGCGGCGCGGCCACCTGCTGCTGGGCAAGGATGCCAATGGACAGGTGAAGGTGGTTTACACCCCGTCGGCGTGGAGCGATGTGGTCGAGTGGACAGGTGGGCAGAACATGAAGCGCCTGTTCATGGAATACGTGCGCGGCCAGATCACGCTGAATCAGTTCATTCGTGATTACGCCAAGCAACTGCCGATGGACGTAGGCAACAAGGCGGCTCAATCCGGCGGGCCATTGCTCAAAGCGCCCTACGAGCTTGCCAGCGGGCTGGCCACGTTCCCAGATGTGTTTGACCAGCGGCAGATTCCCAAGGCGGAAAAGTGGTGGCGATTTGTGGGCGGGCTTACGGACCAGCGTGTGGTGGGCACATTGCGGGCGGCGTTTGACCAGGATTACTACAGCCAGCCGGCGACCGAGCAACTGCAACAGATCATCCTTCAAATCCGTCGGCGCGATCCGGAGCAATGGGCCTATTACGAGGCGCGGGAGGATGCCAGCGACTGGAAGGAGGCCAAGACCGGCAAACGCTTTGAGCAAGGCAGCTACGATGCCCCGGAGGCATTGGCCCTGCGCAATTTCCGCAAGAGCATTTACCGTGGCGATGTGGCCAACGCGGAACGGTTCTACAACCGGCTGATTCAATTCGGCTACACGGCGGAGCGCCTGGACGCCAGCATCCGCAATCAACATCCGCTGGCCGACCTGAACACGGCGTCGCGGGCGGAATACGCCAAGACACTGACAACCCGTCAGAAAGAGGAATTGGAACTCGCCAGCAAGTATTACAGCCGTCTCAAGGCGCTCGATCACCGTGAGAAATTCCTGTTTAAGAGCAAGCAGGTGCCAAAGCGGGATCCCAACCCGGCGTTATTGCGGCAGATTGTGGAGGATCAGAGCCGCACCAGTAGAACCACGCCGTAAATGGTTATTCATGCACTCTCACGACGCGGCGACCCACGGCCCGGAACACCACGGGCGGTCGCAGGCGGGCATTGAGCCTGGCGCAGAGCGGGCAATCCGGGTTGGTGCCTATTGGGCTCCGGCAACAGTGGCAGGCGTTACGTTTTGGGCTGGGTTTCTTTTTCATGGCGTAAAAAGTGGATCACGGCGCGGAGGTGCTGGCAGTGCCATCGGTCGGCGGTGCGGTTATGGATGATGGCGCAGGAGCACCGGGGCATGTCCTGTCCTGGATGCAGGTCCACCAGCCACGGCAAACCATCCGTGGCGGACATCACCTGAAACCTGTCCGGCTCGCCTTCGATGGGGCTGACTGTCATTTGTAAAACTGGCGAACGCTCACATTTTCAGGCCATTCGTCCATATCACCGCCATGCGCCATGTCCAACACAAGGACTTTGCGCTTAAACTCGCCACCAATGGTATAGCCAGGATTTTTTCCAAGCTGCTTTACAAAGCACGGGACGCCCGCCTCTGCGCATTGATCCTTGATGCTTGCAATCCACTCCACGTTGCACGGTCTGGCGTGATGGCCAGACTCACCGCCCACAATCACCCAGTCAATTCCAGACGGTTCCTGACCTGTGCCGTCACACTCCGAGCATCGCCCGTTCGCATTCATTGCGGGCATGATGTTGCCGGGATGATTGCAACCACGACAGCCGTGTTGCAGGTGTAGATTTACCGGCCCAAGCAGCGGCTCGACGCTGATACCGCGCCTGCCAGGGATGTCCAACAGTTCGGCGTAACGCTCGTCTGCCGCATCCTGGTTCTCGACCGAAGCTAGAAACATGACGTGGCGCGGCACGTCAAACATGGGCGTTCCGTCGTCATTCGTGCCGGCTGGTGATCCGTTTGACCACGCTAATGCCACGCCTTTGGCGCGATCTTTGAAATCGCGTTGCGCCCACACGTCATGTAGTCTTTTATGGAAAAGCTCCGGGCGCTTGGTAACCAGTAGCCACTCTACGTTCCGGCACTCGTCCACCGTGACTATCATCCGGGCCAGCCAATCCAGCGGCACCTCAGGATCGAGCCAGTCACCCATCGAAAGGGAAAATATGCGTCGGCGGCGCGTATGGCCGGTGGCACCAATCTGCCCGCATTTACAGTCACCATCCAAGCGCGCGGCTTGGGTGTGGCAATCGGGGCAAATCCACGGTTTGCGGTTTAATTGCCGTGCCAGACTGAACGCAGAATTATGCAGTGTGCGTGGCGCGCCATTGCCCCACTTGCCGAAGGTCGGAAAGCGGTTGCTTAATTCCTCAGCGTAACAGTTTGCGCAACCTGCACTAACCTTGGTGCAGCCGGACCAGAAATTTACGGTGCTGTCGCACCATTGGATGTTGGTGTTTTCGCTCATAGCGGTGTCTTTCCTGCAATACCATCCCCCAACGGACCAAGTTTTCTCCAGTTCTCAAGGGCTTTGAGTGTGAACGCCAATCCAACAACAAGGTTTTGAAGTGGCGCGCAGTCTTTGCCCGCATTAACGAAAGACTGAACACCTTCGTCACATATCTCCATGCACTGCTTGTAATCTTCCGCGTTCATCTTGGCGGCTGACACAAGGAAAGCTGCATCATGCGCGCGGATTGTTTTTTCAAGGGCAGCCATCGAGAGGTTGCCTGCCTCGCTGTTCATGTGGTAGTCGTTCATATTAGTTCGATTTGGACTATGACGCCTTCGCGTCCGGTGGTGTGGAGTTGCTGGTATTGCCAGCGGAGAGCTTTGTCACCGTCGTCCATGTGGAGACTGGCGGCGATGGCGTCCCGGAGGTGTTTGCACGCGCCATTGAAGTTATCATCGTCGAGAGTTCGGCGGCGCAGGCCGATGAGGCTGACAACCAGGCGGCGCGGGCTGCGGCCTTGTCGAGCATGATCAGGCGCAACCTGCCGTCGGAGCGGTTGCGGGACGGCGGGCGGAACGGGACGAACAGGGTGATGGAGTTGGGCGCGGATGGCATCTTCTTCGGCAATCTGGCGGGTGATCCTGCGTCGGAGTTTTTCATCAAGCGTGGCGAGTTTGATCATGTTGACTGCACCCTAACTGGGTCCGACCCAAAGCGCCGGTCTGTTATGCTGTTCCATCGCCATCCTTTCCAACTTCCAAGAACACATTTTCCTGACGGTCTGAGAGACCTTAATCCACAGTAGGCCCGGCAAGTTAGGTTGCCTTGCCGAACAACCCAATGAACATCATCAGGGTTAAACAAATTGCTGTTACGCCGAATAAACTCTTTTAGATTGATGCAGTTGTAATCTTTGTTCATGGGTGATGTGAACCACCATTTTTTTGCAAGAAAATGGAATTGATTCGGTTGATGATCTGGCATCTCAGCCATTTTTTTTCCGGCTTGTATCCTGCGTTCGGTGATAATGCTATTCGCGCAAGAGAATGAGCAATACTCATTATGGGCCCTCTGCTGTTCACGCCGTAATGCTGCACCACACCTTCGGCACTTTTGCAAAAAATAGGTGCGTCTGTTCTTATGGCCGCACGTTTCAGAACAAAACTTTTGCGCACGTCTTTTGGGCGTGTAAGTCATCCCGCAAAAATCGCATTCACGCTTCGGTTTGATCATTTTCATTGAAGTCAGAGAGTTTGAACATGTCGCGAACAGTATTTCACCGCCATTAAATAAAATCAAGAATTTATTTGACAGACGGCAGGAGTCTGTTAAATTCATCCGTAGTCAAATGAAAATAAAAGATCAAATCAAAGGACTTCCGCCCGGAAAAGTGATTGCCGTAGAACCATCCGCAATGACGCTGGTGCGGTATCACGCGCGCGGTTGTCGGGACATCATCAGCCGGGCAAATCTGAAAACCGGCAAGCGGGATGTGCTGCTCGGAGAATTTATTAACAGGACAAACCGCAAGTAGCGATAACCATTGTTGTGCATACATATTTCCCGTCGGCATGGTGCTGCCGGGCAACCAAAGAAAGAACGACCAATGAAAACATCGAAAGAAATCATCAAGTGGCTTCAAGCCAATCTGGGTGGACGGCACGCCACGGCGGGATTGACCAGCACTGACACTCACGCGCTGGTGACGGCCACAAACCTGTCCAACCTGATCAGTTACGAATCCGCCCCGCCGCGATTGTTCCAGGCGTATGGCGCGATTGTGGAGGAAATGCAACCAACCACGAGGCATCTGGCGTTTCACGCCATTGCCTGCGAGTTGGATTGGAGTCACCGGATGATGATCTGGGCGCGGGCTGGGCTGACGGATGGCCGTGGCCGTGGTCCGGCGATCCGATGCTTGTGCGAGCCTCGGGAATATCCACCGATGCCCAATGAAACTTTGCCTGCGGCGGCTTAGGTCGTTCTATCCGGCGTGGCAGGGGTGTCGCGTGACAACACGCGCCACCCCACAACGAAAGCGAGAGAGATTATGATGACCATCCTGTTGTTTGTGGCGTATGTGGCTGCCCATGCTGTGTTGTTTGCGCTGTGCGCGAGCGCGGCGGCTGGCGACCGTGATGTGGAGCGGTTTTTTGACGAGTATTCCAAGCGGGGGGACTCGTGAAGCGCCTGTGTTACTGGCTTCGCACGGGGCGGCTCTCCGCCCGCAACCGCAAGGGCCACCGGCTGGCGAGCCTGTTGTTGTTGAGCGGGCAACTTTCCTGAGCCATGACATCCACATATCCCCAACATTCGGGTTACAAGGTGTCTGGCACGAGCGCGGAGGCGGCGGCGGAGATGGCGGGGTCTGCGCCGGGGTTGCGTGATCGAATCCTGGAGTTGATGCACCGGGTCGGCAACCTGACCACGGATGAGGCGGCGGAGCGGCTGGGCGCGGATATACTTGGGGTGAGGCCGAGGTTCTCGGAACTGCGTCAGATGCAGAAGATCGAGCCGACGGAATTGAGGCGGACCAACCGGAGCGGACTGCGGGCGATTGTGTGGCGGCTGAAACGGACGGTGGCCCAGGCGGAACTATTTTGACCATGGAAGCAACTATGAATTTTTCCCATTCCACTCCAGGCGAGAGCCTGACGGCAAGCATAGGGATGGCTGCAAGCGTGGAACGAGGCACAGCCCGGAATAGCGTTAACCCGTAAATGCGGCGAACCAACGCCAAAAGCGCGAAACATAGGTGACAGCCCGGAAAGACGGCACTAAAAAAATCCAATGACCAAAATCAAAACACCAATGAAAACCTACGTCATTTACCACTCAGCCGATTTTGATGGCATCTTCTGCCGCGAGATCGCCCGCAAATTCCTGCCCGACGCCGAATTGATCGGCTGGAATTACGGCGACGACACGCCAAAAATTCCAGACAATGCCCGGCTCTACATGCTGGACATCTCGATAGGAGACACCGGACTGATAAATCAGGACGGGCTAATGGACCACCCCAACCTTATCTGGATTGACCACCACAAGAGCGCCATTGAGAAATTTCCACCCACCATCCCAGGCTACCGCATTGATGGCGTGGCGGCGTGCCGGTTGGCGTGGCAGTGGTTTACGCTGGTGGACGGGAATACTCCTCGCACTGGTAGCGAGATCGGAATCCCAATACGCCCAGCGGGCGTTCTTCCGATGATTCAGGATTACAAGGAGCGCACGGTAAACGAGCCTTGGGCAGTGCGCCTCGCGGGAGAGTACGACATCTGGGACAAGCGTGATGACAATGCGGAGCTTTTCCAGCACGGACTCAGAAGCGAGGAACTGTATCCGAACACATGGGACGCGCTGCTCTCGACGGGTGTTGGGGATGAAGGCACGGTGGCAAGACTCCTAAACCAAGGCCGCGCTCTCCAATACGCCCGCACCAAAGAGAACGCCAGCATCATCAAGGAAATCGGATTCACAATCCAGTGGGAAGGGATGACGTTCCTCGCCTGCAATGCGGCGCGATACAACAGCCTCCTATTCACGGAGGGGATGACGCCGGATCACGATGCCTGCTTTGGCTTCAAGTGGACGGGCAAGGATTGGTCGGTGAGCTTGTATCACGCGCCCGGCAAGGAGCATCACGACCTGTCGTTGATCGCCAAGAAATACGGTGGCGGAGGACATCGCGGAGCGTGCGGCTTCCGAACTAACAGGCTGCCATTCTTGATGGAGTTATGATGCCACGCGCCATTGGTCAATACGAGCAACACGAGGCGACCCGGCACGGGACGGTGCGCCCGCGCAGGGTGTTGCTGGCCCGGCAGCGGATGCCCCGGGAAAATGTGACGGAGGAGCAATTCAAGAAGGCGCTGGAGATGGTGCGGCGCAAATGGGCGCGCCCGCCGGAAGGGCAACGATGAGCGGCCAGACTTCCCACTGCCATTTCACGCTGCAAAACATCCATGACTGCCAGTGCGGGGTGTGTGCGCCGCTGCGCAGGATGATCGGGCGCAAGCGACCGAGGGCACGGCGACAGAAACCGCCAATACCTGACCCCAATCAGGCTGGGCGTGCGGCATTGCCACCATCGGACAGGGATTGACATGGCGAAACTCCCTTTTATGCAGTTCTACCAGGGGGACTGGTTGAGCGATCCAGCGGTGCGGATGTTGAGTCCTTCGGCGCGCGGGATATGGTTTGATTTTCTTTGCCACATGGCTAACGACCGGAGCGGAGTCATAGCGGGCAACCGGGTTCAATTATCCCGGTTGGCGTCTTGCTCGACGGACGAGGTCAGCGGGGCAATGAATGAGTGGGAACTGTGCGGGACGGCGGATGTTGCTGATGATGTAAACGGGATTGTCACGGTGACTAACCGACGCATGAAAAAGGAGGCGGATGAGCGTAAAAATGCGGCATTGAGGCAGGCGCGGCACAGGGAGGGAGCGACGGATAACGGGCCTGTCACGCCGGAGTCACACCCTATACTTCAGAGTACAGAAGACAGAGTACAGAAAGGCTCCGACAAAGTTTCTAAGCCTTTTCAGGGTGGGGGGTCCGGGGGGCGGGGATTGACGAAGGGGCAGGCGGAAGTGGCGGTTTTTTGTGAATCCGTGCTTAACGGGCAATGGGTGAATGACGGCGGGAAATGGGTTGAGCGGATCAAGGTTAACCCGGAAAAAGTGATGCGGGTGATGAGCGATGTGAAGAACGCGGCTGCTGAAAAACGGGTCAAGACGACACCCGCGCAGATGGCGGAGCACCTGTGGGGGGTTTTTAAGTGAAAGTGAATAACAAACCTGAGATAGTCGAAGACGTGTCATCAAGCGGCTGCCTACGCTCTAGAGCGGCGCTGCGCGTGGCTCATGGCTTCTTTGATAGCCAAGGAGCGGAAATTGTAGAACGACCAAAAGTGAACAATATGCAAAACGACTCGAAACAAACTGAGAGCGCGGGGGCTGTTAGCTCCACTCGCTTGTTGGGCCACGGTATCCCTGCAATGGTCTTCGATGTGGAATCCATCGGCCTCCACGGCGACGGATACGCGGTGGGGTATGTCGTCATCCAAGATGGCAAGGAAGTGGAATCTGGAATGTTCGCGTGTCCTGCGAGCAAGGCCAACGGCGCGGACAGTGACCGCCTGTGGGTGTATGAGAACATCCCGCAAATCGCGCCGGACTCTGCCGACCTGCTCGCCGTCCGTGAAAACTTCTGGTGTCGGTGGATGGAATGGAAAGCCAAAGGCGCACTGCTCGCCGCTGACTGCGCGTGGCCGGTCGAAGCTCGATTCCTCGCCGCGTGCGTGGACGCATCGCCAGACGAGCGCCGATTCTCCGGGCCGTATCCGCTGGTGGAAATCTCGTCGGTGATGATGGCAGTCGGGCAAGACCCGATGAAAACACACGCCCGGCTCGAATCGGAAATGCCGGTGCATAATCCAGTCGCGGACGCCCGGCAGTCGGCCCGGCTTCTTTTGGAGGCTATCGAAGTCACGAAACGCGAGTGGCCCAACGAGAAAGGTCAGCGATGAGCCGCCATAGCCACAAAGAGTTCGAACGAATCAAGCGTATCGGCGCGAAGATGACCGTCGGAACTGGTGAGGCTAAGGCTCATTCGCTGCACCGTCTGGTTAGAGGCGAACGTCAACAACACAAAAATATGAACGAACCAAAATGTAACTGCTGTAGCACGCCGCTGGTGCGGGCTGTCGAAATAGGACTCTGCTCCCACTGCTGCGATGCCACACTGGCCGACAAGCGGCGCATGGACTGGCTGCTCTCGAACTCCCACATCAAGGTCGGCGAAATCTACCTGACCAGCCGCGAATCGCTCGACGCGGCAATAGCCTCTAACGCGAAAGGTCAGCGACCGGACGCCGAATGAAAACCGACATCCAATTCCAGATGAATGCTGAGAAGCCAGATGACGTGCTCGCAGACCTAGAGCGCAAGTCCGGTTGCGCTTCAGCGACCTTGTTGGGATGTCGCGATAAACAACTGTCCGAACGACTGGGTAGCGTATGCGTGTCGGGCGACGTGCTGACAGGCGCCGCGCTGGTGAAGTATCTAAACCAGATGCCAACAGGCGACAAAGAATCAATGCTTGAAGATTTGGCGCTCCTGAAAGCGTGGGCGATCATGGAAAAGAATGTCCCCGATGAACCAAAGCGCGTGACCGCGCATCCCAACGCAAAGCTGAGAGACGCCGGGGAGAGCGGCGTCGAACAACACTGAAACGCAATCCCGGCGTTCTCTCCAGCGCCGGGTTAGCTGGCGTCGAACTCGAAACAAAATGAAAGCATATCTGGAAAGACTGGCCGAACTCCACAAGGAGACAGAAGAAATCTACGGCAAGCCCTACGATGCCGCCATGAAACGTCTCAGCGGCGGAAGGCTCGAAGCTGGCGCACGCTGCTCGTGGTGCTACGCCGACGATCTCAAGGTCTGGTGCGAACTCGAAGGCGGAAAGATGCCGCATCCGAAAGACTGGCCGTATGACGGAATCCTCGTGCCGATACCTGACCACGATGGACGTGGCGAACTAGAACCTGAAAAGTGCGTCGTCTGCGTGCTGTCCTATCCAATCGAGAAAGAGAATCCCGAAGTGGACTGGACGCCGCTGCTGACCATCCTCACAAGCCCCGGACTGCATCGCTTCCATGTGATGGAACGAATCACCGTGGCCAAGCCAGCTAACGCAGAAGTGAGCGAAGCGGCGGACGAGACGTGACGAATTTGCGAATGCGGTGGCCCGCCGCTTTCGCTCCACTGACGGGTTAGGGCTGAACGACGACAACAAACAAAAATATGATCAACATCAAGAAACACCTCGGACTACTCGGCAAGCGTGTCGAAGATAAAGTAACTGGAAAGAAAGGCGTGGTCGCATCTGTGAGCTTCGACCTCTACGGATGCGTGCAAGCCATCGTCAACCCAGGCATGAGCAAAGACGGAAAGCTCGAAGACTCAATCTGGTTTGATGTCTCACGGCTCAAAGTGATGTCAGAAAAGCCAGTGATGGAACTGCCGAACTACGACTTCGGGCCGCAATCCGAAGGAAAGCAAGGAGCTTCCGAAAAGCCCGCGTGCTGGAAGCCCTAACGCTCCGCATGAGCGAGGGCGGACCTGAGACGTGAATTGAAACCAGACGCTTGCCCGCCCTTCGCTCCATGCGGTGGTTGGGCATCACGGTCGAACTCGAAGAAAATATGGACAAAATCAAAATAGCAAGAGACGCGATACTCCAAGAGCTAAGACGCCGATGGAAAGAGAAAGACCATATCCCGACTGAGGTAACTGCCCCAGCAGACATCAGCCACTTCTACCAACCGCAGACGAACTACTTCTGTGGTCAGGGAGTGATGGACTGCCCTGTGTGCAAAACCGGCAAGCTTCAATATCGGCGCTCCAGCTACAACGGCCACGTCCACGGGCGATGCTCGACAGCGGACTGTGTGGCGTGGAGGGAGTGATGCCCAACGCCGACGTGAGCGACCGGCGCGACAACCCAAAGCGATAATATGCCTGACGACTTTCAACCACCCAGCGATCCGCCGGTTCGCTCCACGGAGTGTTCGGCAATTCGTCGCTGGCGTTGCACAACCTCACGCTTCCAACTCAAAGACCCTCCGAGAAACCCCTTCCTCATGAGGATCGAAAACTTCGGAGAAGGTGTGACCACAACTCGCACCTATGAGTTCGAGGCCGCCAGCGAGGAAGAATGCCGCAGACTATTCAACGAAGCCAAGCGCGACCGACTGATGGAAGTGGAAGGCTTCACTCTGGACAAGATCGAAGAAATAGCGCCGAACGAAAAAGCTGACCTACCGCGCACTGGTGATGTCCGCCAGCCAGAGGCGTTACCGATTGAGAGGCAGCGTGAATAGCGGTTAGGTCCGGCGCATTGTTAGAGCTACGACTATGGAAACAAAAACTGAAACACTCGGAACGGCACTCCCGAAAGAAATCGAGAGATGCCAGGAACTGCTCACAACCTACGCCGAACTCGGACCAGTGGGCGTGTTCGGACACCACATGATAAGCCTGAACATCAAGGCCGCACACAAGGCAATGATGGAAGGCGACGTAGTGGCGATGATCCAAGCATACGAAGCACTGAAGGAGTGCAAGTAGCTCTAACGCAGACTTCAGGCGCGGCGACCTGAAGGCATCGAATAACCCGCAGAGCGAATCGCCGTCGCCTGCAAGGACTGGTTCGGAATGATGAAAACAAAAAAGCAAACCAAGAAACTCTCCAACGCAATTCAGCAGGAGATAAACTGGTCAAGGAAACACAAATCCCAGAACCCAAACGGAAACGACTGGATGCGTGGATTTATAGACGGCCTCTCGCAGGCCAAGAACATCGTCGTGAAGTCGGAGACAATGAGCGAGATTTAAATTCCGAACAACGCAATAGGCCAACCCGACGCACTTAAACCATTGTGAGTTCACATGAGACGCTACGGACGAATGACGCGGGAAAAATCGGCGCAGATGCACGCTGCCAAGGAGCGGAAGCGGATGGCTGGCCCGTCTCCTGAGTATCCGCCTGAGATTGATTACGCCGCGCCTATTGAGTCTTGGCGAATCAGGAGATTTGTGACCGGAAAGATTTACGACATTGTTTTGTTTCCGTCGCGGCGCAGGCGCGACACGTTCAGGGTTGTGGTGAACGGAAAAAACTGGAAGAACAGCATTGGATACGACCGCCTCCTGAGACAGACCGTAAAGTCATTATCCAAAAAATATAACGATAACGCTTGACTCGGTAACGATAACTGTGCCAATGTCGCCGCATGGCTGCAAAGTCAGGCAGGTCGCGGAATCTCAGAAGGCGACTACATGCTAATCGAGGGGCAAAGCAACGAACCGGGCGCAAACCCTGACACGCGGTATCGAGTGACAACGATACCGCTACCTCGGCGACCCGCCCGACATGTGGTCAATGGAAGCGACGTTCGCACCACGCATGACGCCGAACGACAAGTCCAGCGATGAGCGATAAATGTCCAAACCACGTCCGCAGGCGGCGAGGGTGTCCGATCTGCGAGAGACTCTCGGCGGCACTGGCGGAAAGCTCATTCGCTGCGACGCCTTGTTCACCTGATAAAATGCAACCAGAACTCATCATAAAAAGTCAGCCGATAGACTTTGAAATCTGCAAGCGCCTCGGCACGGGTGCGGCTGACTTTCTCGTGCTGTGCTTCGATGGCGTGCAACTCGAAGACTTCGGAACGCCATACGACACGCCGGAAAATCGAGCGATGCAACAGCGGCTCGTCGAAGCTCTAAATGACCGCACTGCGGAATCGCGCTGGCCGGAAATGTGGCGCAACTGGAAGCCGAAAATCTGCCGCCAGTTCGGACTGCCTGACACGACAACCTCGGCTGAATACCGCCCGGTCTGCTCCTACAAAATCTCGCGGGTCTGTCACGGCTACTCGGAACACCTACACGCCGCAATCGGACTGTTCGAGACGCTCGCGGACAAAATCGCGAGCTGGAGCATCACCCACAAACCATCCGACGAGTCCTGCTGTGTCGAGATATTCACGCGAGACTTCAAGAGCCACATCCGAAAGGGCCAGCGGCCGTCGTTGGTAATCGCGGAGTGCGTGCTCGAACTACTCAACGCCAATCAGGTGAACGATGAGTTCAGGCGCACAGACCCGCCGTTGAAACCATGACGACACTCGAACAATCCAAGCCTGCCGACGAAGCCCTCGACTCCGTGCTGCGAAGCGGGGCTGTGTCGTCCTGCAACGATTTGTTCGAGCACAAGACCCGAATCAAACTAAAAGTGCTTGTGGCTTGTGAATACTCTGGAGTCGTGCGCGATGCGTTCGCAGCCCGCGGACACAATGCCTGGTCTTGCGACTTGCTGCCAACTGAACGCGATGGATTCGGAATCAAACACTATCAGGGCGACGTGACAAATCATCTGCGTGAAGGATGGGACATGCTCATCGCTCACCCGCCATGCACCTATCTATCATCGTCCGGCATGCACTGGACGACTCGCGGTCTGCGTGATCCGAAGCTGACAGAAGATGCACTGGATTTCGTGAGGCTGCTGCTTGGCGCAAACGTGCCACATATCTGCCTCGAAAATCCGGTGGGGATAATCTCGACGCGAATCCGAAAGCCGAACCAGATAATCCAGCCATACAGATTCGGGGATGATGCAAGTAAATCAACCTGCCTCTGGCTGAAAGGTCTGCCGCCATTGATGCCAACCAAATACATCAAGCCGAGGCGGGTCTGTAAATGCGGGTGCGTCTATCCAAACGCGGAACTGTCCTGCCCGAAATGCGGCGCTGGTGTGAGCCACTCAAAGCCCAGGTGGGCAAACCAAACCAACAGCGGGCAAAACAAACTCGGGCCATCAGAAACCCGTGGGCTGGACCGCGCAAAAACCTACACCGGAATAGCTGAAGCTATGGCCGACCAGTGGACGCGCGCTCTGTGCTCGAACGTCCGGCTCACCGACGGCGACAACCCGGACCAGACGACACGCCCATGACTCCCGATGACCAACAATCCCCCGTTCGCGTGCAGCCGGCTGGTTGGGCTGCGCGTCTGCAAGAACTGAAGCACAGGCAAACCGAGGACAGACTACGCCGCTGTGACGAAATGCTAACCGCAGCAGGTGTGCCCGAATGGGTGATGAACTCAGAGAACGGCAGCGTGCCTGCGAACTCGACGCCCGCTCGCCTGCGCTGGTATCTGGCACGCCGTAAAGACATCAAACCGGGTGAAATAGACCAGCAACTCCAACGAGAAATGAAGGAGTGGTTGAACTACGTAGCGCAGCACAACGACCTGCGTGAGCGACCGGCACACGGCGACTCACGCCAACCAAAAACGCTATGAAACAATCCCAAGACGCCAACGCCGGTTCGCTCCACGCAGATGGTTCGGCGGCTGGTGGAAAGCAAAAGCGCATCCGAACGTGGAAATGTGGATGCGGACTGAGCGCGGACGAACTGCATAAAATCAACTGGGTGCGATACGTCCAAGGATATGCCCAGTGCAAACAATGCCGACATGATCTCGAAGAATATTAAGCCGCCGAACAAGGATTCTACAACTCCAGTCGCTTAATATGAGACTTGAAATTGCCATTGAACAGTTAAGGGATGTAGTCCGGCGCAAGCACTTGGCGTTCTCCACGGAGCAGAATTATGCTCAATGGGTCACGCGATTCTCATGGTTCGTCGTGGACCGGTGTTCGCCCGCCCTGTTGCCCGCTCAAAAGATGGAATTGTTTCTGACGCAGCTTGCGCGACAGGACGTTTCTGCCAGCACTCAGAATCAGGCGTTCTGCGCATTGTTGTTCTTCTATCGGGAGGTGTTGAAGGTGGATGTGGGCAAGGTGGATTCTCTCCGGGCTAAAAAGCCGGTGCATCTGCGGTATGCGCCAGAGTTGGGCGAGGTGAAACAGTTGCTTGATCGGGTGAAGGATACGGGGGGTTATCCTACACGGCTCATCGTAAAGCTTATTTATGGCTGCGGATTGCGCGTGTCTGAACCGCTCAACTTGCGCGTCAAGGATGTGCTCCTGTCGGAATCCAAACTGGTGATCCGCGCGGCCAAGGGCGGCAAGGACAGGTTTGTGAGTCTGCCTTGTTGTCTGAGTGAGGCGGTGCGGGCGCAACTGGCCTATGCCAAAAGCGTGGCGGAGCAGGACCGGCTCAATGGTTTGCCGGTGGCTTTGCCTGGCTTACTGGCGCGAAAGTATCCGCACTGGCAATTCTCACCCAAGTGGGCGTTTCTGTTTCCCGCCAGGACACCGTGCGCGCATCCGCGTTCCGGGGTGATGGTGCGCTGGCGTTGTCTGGAGGTGAATGTGCAGCGTTGTGTGCGGACTGCCGCGCGCCCGCTGGGGTTGGACATCACGCCGCATCATCTGCGGCACGCCTATGCCACGCATTGCCTGAATGGGGGACAGAATCCGCGGGCGATCCAGCAGGCGATGGGGCACAGCCAGCTTGAAACGACGATGGGCTACCTGCACGCAGAGGCGTTGAGTGTACGCAGTCCGATGGAGTTGATGACGCCATGAGCGGCAGAATCAAACTTCCAAGCAAAAAAAGTAACGATAACGCTTGACTCGGTAACGATAACTGTGCCAATGTCGCCGCATGGCTGCAAAGTCAGGCAGGACTCGTCATCCTGGGCGCGCAAGTGCCAAACGGCCCGACGCTAAACACGCTGGGGGCCGACCTTCTGCTTTCCGCGATTCGCATTGTGAACAGGCGCGCAAGCTTTGCCTTCTTGGTTTTACTGACGCTGCCCTTGCTGATTTCTTTGGGGTTTCAACCGTTACTTTGTGGAAGTGGAAGCACTCCCATCCCGAGTTTGTTAATGCCCTAAACGCTGGGAAAGCGGTTGCGGACTGCGAGGTTGCTTCAAAGCTCTACGAGCGGGCGCTTGGTTGCTCGCATAAGGCGGTCAAAATCTTCAATACCGAATCTGGGACGGTTGAGCACGAATACACGGAACATCATCCACCGGACACCACCGCTGCCATCTTCTGGTTGAAAAATCGTGATCCCGGTCGGTGGCGGGACAAGCAGCTACTGGAGCACACTGGCAAGGACGGTGCGCCCATCAGGATCGAGGACATGGCGGCGCTGACTGACGCGGAACTCATGGCGATTGCAGGGAGTAAGGCATGAGCGAACCGCGCCCAACGCAGCAGATGGCGGCTGAATGGTTGTTGTGCCGACGACATCTCAAGCAGTGGTGCCAGAGGGTGGGTTACGAACCAGCGGCGCACCACGAACTGGTGTTGAGAGAGTTATCGGCGGTGGCTCACGGGTCGGTTAAACGCCTGGCAATCTTCATGCCTCCCGGATCGGCCAAAAGCACGTATGCTTCGATCCTTTTCCCCGCATGGTTTCTTGGTCAACACCCTGAGAGGTGTGTTATTGCTGCCTCACACACGCAGGAACTTGCGGATTCATTTGGGCGGCGGGTGCGCAACCTCGTGGCGGAATATGGGCCGTTGCTGGGTTACAAGCTGGCGGATGA